AATTTTCCTGGTAATACAAACCCACATGGTACACCCGATCCAACAGCAGAATTTCCTCAAGAAATTTATTTTTTAGATAGAAAAGTTTCAGAAAATAGAGAAATTGTTCAGTGGGAAGCTCAGTCTGCTCTTGATTTAGTAAATGTAAAGTTACCTGGAAGAATTGCAACAAGAGAAATATTCCCAGGAATCGGTACGTTTGTAGGATGAGTTGGAAAGATGTCGCGATAAAACATGCTATAAGTGAATCACCTTATGAAAGTTGCGGTGTCGTAATAATAAATAAGGGTAAAGAAAAATATTATCATTGTAAAAATTTAGCAAAGGAAAAGGGAGATTATTTTATTCTTGATCCAGATGATTGGATAAAAGCTGAAGATTTAGGAGAAATTATGGCTGTAGTTCATAGTCACCCTAATCATCCTCCTATACCTAGTCAGGCTGATCTTGCTAGTTGTGAATATTTAGATTTACCTTTTTACATCGTTACTCCAGAAACAAAAGAGTGGCATTATTTTGAGCCTTCTGGTTATAAAAAATTATTAATAGGTAGAGAGTGGGTATGGGATGTTCAAGATTGTTGGAGTTTGATTACTGATTGGTTTAAAGAAAAGAAAAATATTCAAATAAAACATTGGAAACGACCTAAGAGTCCACAGGTATTTAGTAAATCTCCACTATTTGAATATGCTTTACCTAAATTAGGTTTTATAGAAATTGATGATAAGGTTGAAACAAAAATTGGTGATGTTTTCATAATGGATACAGGATCAGGAACTTTAGATCATGCTGCTGTTTACATCGGAGATCAAACTATTCTTCATCATTGTGTGAAAAGACTTAGCTGTAGAGAAACTTATGACCAAAAATGGATAGAATACACAAAGAAGAGATACCGTTATGCTCAGTAAGATTAAAGTTTACGGAAGATTAGCTCGTTTTCTTGGTGAGCGTACTTTTGAAGCTGAAATCACCTCTACATTAGATGCCATAAAATTTTTGTTAGCGAATTTTCCTGAATTAGAAAAGCACATGATTGAGCAAAACTATTGTATAAAAGTAGGTACAAATGAGATTGATGAGACAGAGCTTTTAAATCCTATAGGAAAACAAGAAATTAAAATTGTACCTGTTATACAAGGAGCTATTGGAAATGGAGGTTTAGGTCGTTTTTTAACAGGAGTTGCCTTGATTGGACTGACACTTGCAACAGGTGGCTCAACAGTAGGATTTCAAGCTTTAAGTTTTGGGCTGAAAGAAGGAGCGGTTGCTAGTTTTGGTGCTTCTGCTCTTGCAGCGGCAGGAAACCTTGGTATTTATTTAGCTTTATCAGGAGTATCACAAATGATTACTCCAGTACCAAAACCTCCTGGAGTATCTGAAGATCCAAGTCAAAATTTTAATTTCAGTGGTATTCAAAATACATCAAGAGCAGGAACAGCTATTCCTATAATTTATGGAGAAATTTTTGCTGGTTCACTAGTAGTATCCGCAGGAATTGATACAGTACAAATAAAAGGAACAGCTTAATGTCTATTGTTAATCGTTCAGAAAAGGATGTAATCGTAGACTCTTCATTACCTCCAGAAAGTCTTTCAAGTAAACAATTCGCTACAATTGTAGATGTTTTAAGTGAAGGAGAAATTGAGGGGTTTCCATCTGCGTCTAGTTTCACTAAAGGTACTGCGAACTACAATAAAGCTGCATTAAAAGATGTATTTCTTGGAAAAACCCCAGTGTTAAGATCTACTGCTAATCCAACTAACACTCAAGCAACGGATTTTAATTTTCAGAATGTAGAATTTGAACCGCGTTTTGGAACGTCTAATCAAACATTTATACCTGGAATTAAAAATATAGAAACTGAACGTAATGTAAACGTAAAAGTTGTACAGGACACACCAGTTTCAAGACAGGTAACTAATTCACTTGTAAATGCTTTAAGAGTAACTATTCAATTTAATTCTTTACAAAAATTTGAAGACAATGGAGATGTAAATGGAACAGAAGTAAGACTTAGGATTTTAATTATAGATAATACCAATAATATAAAAATACCAATTGATGAGACTGTTAAAGGCAGAACGTCTTCTACATATAATCGTGATTATAGAGTGGATTTATCAAGTTCACTTGTTTTCCCTTTGACTGTGAGAGTAGAAAGAATTACAGAAGATGCAGAAGATCCAAATAAATTAAGAAATGAGTTTTTATTTAAATCTTTTACTGAAATAATTGACGAACAAAGACCATACCCTGATATCGCACATGCGGCTTTAAGATTTGATTCAGAACAGTTTTCATCTGTTCCAAATCGAATGTTCAGAGTAAGAGGAGTTAAGATAAAAATTCCTCATAATGGGACTGTAGATCCCACTACTGGTCGAATAATTTATACAGGTATTTTTAATGGAACACTTACTACAACAACACATTGGACGAGTGATCCAGCTTGGGTTTTGTTTGATCTTCTTACAAATTCTAGGTACGGATTAGGTGATCATATAACTGAAGCTCAACTTGATAAATTTGCTTTTTATAGTGCTTCTGTTTACTCTTCTGAATTAGTAGATGATGGGCTTGGAGGTAAAGAACCTAGATTTAGCTGTAATACAATACTGCAAAAAAGAGAAGATGCTTATACAACAGTAAATGCATTGTCTTCGATAATGAGAACAATGCCTTTTTGGAGTGCAGGATCTTTAACAATTTCACAAGATCGACCTACTGATCCAAGCTATCTTTTTAATTTATCGAATGTGACAGAAGAAGGTTTTACATATTCTGGTACAAGCTTAAAAACAAGATCAACAGTAGTATCTGTATCTTATTTTGATATGGATAATCAAGAATTAGATTTTGAGACTGTAGAAGATTCTACTGCTCGTGCAAAATATGGTGTAATTCATAAAAAAGTTACGGGTTTCGGATGTACTTCAAGAGGACAGGCATCAAGATTAGCTAAATTTATATTATTTGAAGAACAAAATTCTACAGAAACTATTAATTTTATTACTAGTTTATCTGAAGGAGTGATTGTAAGGCCAGGTCAGGTAATAGAAGTCAGTGATCCTGTCAGGGCGGGTGTTAGAAGGGGAGGAAGAATTAAATCAGCAACAGTAACTTCAGTAACAGTAGATGATGTAGGGTCTACAGATTTAGATACAAGTAATAATCCAAAATTAAGTGTTATTTTATCTGACGGTTCCGTTGAGACAAAAGATGTTAGTTCTATTAATGGTGCTGTAATTACTGTTAATGGTGCTTTTTCTTCTGCTCCAAATTCAAATAGTGTTTGGATATTACAGAACAGCACTTTAGAAACAACACAATGGAGAGTAATTAGTGTAAACGAAGATCAAAGTAATTATGCGATTACAGGTGTAGCTTACAATCCAGGAAAGTTTGACTTCGTAGAAGATGGAACGCCTTTACCTCCAAGAAATGTCACTCTGTTAACTTCTATCAAGGATAGTCCAAGTAATTTAGACGCTTTTGAACAATTTTATATAGAAAATGAGCAAGCAAAGGTAAAGATTATTTTAGATTGGGAAGCTGTTCCTGGAGTAAACCAGTATAGACTTCAATATAGAAAAGATAATGGTAATTTTACTTCAATAACTGTTAACAGAACTGATTTTGAGATTTTTGATACAAGTGAAGGGTTATATGAATTTAGAGTATTTAGTATAAATGCAGCTTTAGAAACCTCAAGCACACCTGCGACTAAAATATTAAACGCTGTAGGTAAGTCGGCAATACCTTCTGATCCTACAAATATTACAGTTGAACCAATATCCGAAGATTTTGTAAGATTAAAATTTACTCCTTCGACTGATATTGATGTTGTACATGGAGGTACAGTTGTTATAAGACATACCCCTGAGGTTGGACAAACTGGTACGTTTTCTAATTCAGTTGATATACAGGTTTTACCTGGAAATTCAAGTGAAGCTGTAGTCGCTGCTTTAACAGGAAAATATTCTCTGAAGTATCGTGATGATGGAGGCAGATTTTCAAAAAATGCTGCACAAATAATTGTTACTGAACCTGACTTCTTAGCTAATCAAGTTATTTTTACAGAAAGAGAGGATACTGATTCTCCACCATTTCAAGGAGTTAAAGTTAATACTATATATGATTCAACACTTGATGCTTTAGTTCTTGAAAAAGGGGGTGATTTTGATAGTGTTCCTAATTTAAATTTACTTCTTACAAATATTGATGATTTAGGAGAAGTATTATCAAGAGGTTCTTATGAATTTAAAGATAAATTAGATTTAGGTGCGATTTTTACTTTAACTTTAAAACGACTATTCTTAACTTCTGGTATATATTCTAATAGTTTATTTGATTCTCGAACTGCATTTATAGATACTTGGGATGATTTTGATGGCCTAGCTGCTGATAATGTTAACGCAAGATTACTGGTTGCAACTACTGATGAAGATCCAGCAGCCTCAATTTCAGCAACATATTCTCAATCTACAACAACAATTACTATTACAAAAACTAATCATGGATTATCTGTAGGAGATTTTGTTGTTATTGACTTTACCAGTGGCACAGGGGCAGATGGGAACTATGAAATTCAAACAGTACCAAATGTAAATACATTTACAGTCACAAGTAATTCAAGTGCAACTACTAATGGTAACTGTACATTTGGTTCGCCGTTTACAAAATTTAATGAGTTTTCAAATGGTCAATATAAAGGTCGAGGTTTTAAATTTAGAACAGAACTAGAATCAAACGATCCAGCACAGAATATTAGTATTTCTCAACTAGGTTATGAGGCTAGTCTTAAACAAAGGACTGAAACTGTTAACACTAATATAAATAGTTTATGTGCGACTAATAATGCAGCTAAAACTGTGACCTTTTCTGCTCCGTTCTTTACAGGTTCAACCGCTGTCAATGGTTCTGCAAATGCTTTCTTACCAACCATAGGAATTACTTTAGAGGGGGCGGTTTCAGGGGATTATTTTAAAATTACTTCTATCACATCAACACAATTTACAATAGAGACTAGAGATGTCAATAATAATTTTAAGGATATGAATTTTAAATATACCGCAATAGGTTTTGGTAAAGGCAATTAAGTAAGGTTAAACTATTAATAAATAAAAAATTGTGAAATGACACAAATTTCCTACACAGTAGATAATGGTTCTGGACTAGCAGTTCGTACCAATATTAATCAGGTATTAGCTGCTATAAAAAGTACTAATTCTGGTAATACTGCTCCTTCAGAAACAGTGCCATATATGCTTTGGGCCGATACAGCAAATAATCGTCTTAAAATTAGGAACACAAATGATACAGCTTTTGTAGATTTATTTGGTCTTGATGGCTCAATAACAATGCCAGATGGAACAAAC